GATGATGTTAAACACGAAGAGAAGATAAAGTTCGAAAAGGTTATGGATAAGGTAGAGGATATTGTGGAGGATTGGTATTGGTACGACAAAAAGATATTCAATATTCATTTTTATGAGGAGATGAGTATGAGAAAAATCGCAAGAAATACTAAAATTAGTTTAAGTTCAATATTTAATACATTAAGCAATGGCAAAGCGAAAATCAAAGAAGGTGCAATCGAAGAGTATCGAGAGTACCGTAAATCAAAAAAGTAGATCGCAAGGTCTAGGAGACACCTTAGAAAAGGTGTTTAAGGCTACCGGTGCGGATAAGGTGGCTAAGTTTGTTTTAGGTGAGGACTGTGGATGTGATGAACGTAAGAAAGTTTTGAACCATCTATTTCCCTACAGAAAACCAGAATGTTTGTTGGAAGATGAATACAATTATCTTAATGAGTTGTTCACTGCGAATAAAACTACAATAACCGTAGACCAACAAGTGAGGATGATTGAAATATACAATCGAGTATTTAAGGATAATGCAGAGCCTACAGCTTGTAGCAAGTGCTTTAAGGACAACGTATATAATAAGCTCCAAAGAGTTTATAAGGAGTATAAGTGATGACTGAGGAGGAATTGTTTGCGTATCTAAAGGATACGATATACCCTGATTTAGTCAAAAGCCATAAGCCAATGAGCAGGTGGGATTGCTATAGTCCGCATTTTTACCACCGTATAGAATTGAAATGTAGAGGTAGGCATTATGATACTCTTTTGATTGAGAAGAAAAAATACGATGCACTCCACCTTAAATGTAGTGATACTATAGATACTCCAATATATATTAATTCAACACCTGAAGGAATCTATAGCTTTAATCTGTTTGAAATAACTCCTGTATGGGAGGTACAATTCCATAATAAAACAACCCACTTCACAGAAACCCATAAAATCAAAAAGATGGTTGCGATGTTGGATATAAAAGACGCTAAAAAATTATGAGCAGTTCAGTAGACAAATATTTTGACTTATTAGAATCAGGAGGGTATGTTACATCCTCCACAAATGACAATCCAAAAGTAGACTCAATCGTAGAGGCTGTTAAGGATAAGTACGATAGTAGAAGTAGAAAAGGTATTGAAACCTATAAGACTACCTTGCAAGATAATCCGGATGGATTTTACGCATTTTTAAACCACCTACAAGAGGAGCTTATGGATGCTACGCTATACATTGAGAAACTTAAACGTCTAAACAGATGAAAGAATCTGAGTTAATTAGGATGAAGAGGGAAATAAAACTAACCCAACAAGCGTTAGTTGTAGCCCTCGCTAAAATAGAAAGAATCGAATCTAAATTAGAAATAGATGCCACTACTGAAACCAAAGAAGTACGAGACGAATAAGGATTTTACAAGACGTTGTATGGGGAATGCTAAGATAGGAGAAGAGTACCCAGACAGAGACCAACGGTTTGCAGTTTGTCAAACAATTTGGAAAGAACAATTCAATCCTAAAAAATAATTTGGATTATTAAGATTTTATTCTATCTTTGTTAAAAACAAAGGTAAAATGAAAATACTTAAATTACTATTATTAAATCCCCACTACACGCTGATATTCCTATTTATAGGGGTCTTCTACATTATTGAGGTCATAATAGAGGTATTGATGATACCTTTTCTGTATACCTTAGATGGTATAGAAATGTTAATAAAACAACTATTAAAACTTGTAAAGTAATGGGAAGAACAAAAGAATTATTAGGAAACTTCGACTACGAAGAACAAGCAATGGAATTTTATTCTAGACTTGAATTACTCCGACAAATGGAGGAAGAACTTGTAGACCCTACAATACCGGAGTCTGTCAAGAGATGTATCTTAAAAACGATACTATTATGAATCCAAGAACTATTGTTACTTTAGATGGTAGATTTTGGCAAATCCAGGATATCTTAAATAAGATGATGGATGATGAATTCTACTTTGGATATTTGGGGGAGAATGCACTCTCCTCCTCATCGTGTACTAAGTTATTAGACTCACCTCTTAAGTACCAACAATCCTTAGGAGGTTCTAAAGAAAATTCACCCGCATTGAGAATCGGATCACTATTCCACTACAAGATATTAGAACCAAAGAAATGGGACTCCCTAAAATTTGTAGATGTTAAGAGTAGAAACACAATCAAGTTTCAGGAAGCATTATCTGAATATGGGGAAGCCTATACAATAGGTGAGAAAAGACAAGCTGAGGATATGGCAAATACCTTTCTCGTTAACTCTAGGTGTATGGATATGTTGCACCATACTAGACAAGAGGTTCCTAGTATTGGTGAGATATTTGGTTTTCCATTTAGAGCTAAAGCTGATATCTTAGGAGATGGATATATCGTAGACCTAAAATCCACAGATGATGTCAAGGGGTTTAGGTACTCCGCTAATAAGTGGAATTATGATAGTCAAATGTATATTTATTGTACATTGTTCGACATACCTTATGATTGCTTTACGTTTGTGGTAATTGACAAGAAGTCAAATGCGCTAGGCATATTTGAATGTAGCAAGGAGTTTTATCTTAGTGGTAAGGCTAAGGTAGAAACAGCTTGTCAGATTTATAGGGATTACTTTGTAGATAAGAAACGTTCTCCGGAGGAGTTTTATTTATACGATGTACTATAGTAAAGAAGAATGTTATAATGAGACTTATTTGTCGCTTACTCTTGGAGTAGTATCTGAGGAGGATTTAAGACACTTAATGAGTTTCTATGAGGATACTGAACAGTACGAATGTTGTGCTGGTATTGCTCAAGCTTATAAGGATTACAAACAAGCAAAAAGAGTTTAAAATGACAATAGAAGAAATTAAGAGAACTGTTGAGAGATATTATGGGTTTGAAGACATTGCTATAAAGTCTAGAAGGATGGACTATGTATGTGCTAGAATTGTTTATGCTATATTATGTAGAAGGAATACTCCAGCTAGTTACACAAGGATTGCTGACTTATTAAATAGAGACCACTCCACAGTTATCCATAGTATAAAAACTTATAACGATGTTTGGTGTAGGAGTCCTATTGGGTTTAAGAAGGAGTTGATGGATGTACAAATATTAGAAGAGCAGATAGAGATTAACTTCAACAATATAGAGAACAGACCTGAGCTTTTTGATATTTATAAACGACAGGAGAATCATATAGATAAGTTATCAAATAGGTTGATGATTTTACAACAGGAGAATATACGGCTCAATAAAATGATTGAGTCAGTTACTCCAAAATTAAGGGTATTGGGAATAGACATAAATAACTATGCATAATGGAAGAAAATGAGAAACCTAAAAAGCTAGATGGTAGACGTAATAACGGTGCTGTCAAAGGTATATCTAGAGGTCAGGGTAGGCCTCCAAAGATAAAAGAGAAGGAGACCAATGCTTTGACTCTAAAAGCTCTAACAAAGGCTTTTGGTAGTGAAGAGAAGGCTTGGATTCACGTTGCTAAGAAAGCAGCCGAAGGTAACTTCAATTACACTAAGATGTTATGGGAGTACCGATACGGTAAGCCAAAAGAGCAACAGGACTTAAACGTAAATACTAATATTAATATCCCGGTTGTAGACTTCTCTAAGCCGAAGACTATAGATGTGGATCACGAAGAAATAAAAGATAAAAAAGAATAAATTATTTGGCAGTTGGAAAATAATTTATATCTTTGTCCCTATAAGGCGGTATCCGAAAAGCCAATAGAGTAGGAATTATTAAATTTATATTATTATGTTTATTTCAAAAGTAGAAATGTTGCCATTAACAAAAATCAATCTAATTGATGGTAACCGAGACATTAACGAAAGCCACGTTCAGAAGATGTACGATCTTATTGCTGATAATGGCTTTGCAGACACAATCAAGGTTGTTCAACGAGGTAAAAAGTATTTTGCTGTAGAGGGACAACATCGCTTAGAGTCATTAAGACTCCACAAGATTAAAGAAGTCCCTTGTTCAATCATTGATTGGCTTGGCGATGACTTTGAGGAAATACAATCCTATATTATTGACCTCAACGCCCATAACAGATCTTGGACTCTTTATGATTATGTTAAGTCTTGGAGCGATAAAAAGATTCCTAATTATGTCCATTTAAGAAATCAGATGATTAACTATCAGAAAACTTTATCCAATGGGGTAGTTGCCACTTGTTATGATGGTTTGGCTAGAAGTCATTCCCCACTTAAAAAAGGGAAATTAAAGTTTATTGACGTTACATTCTCAAATGATCTAGTTGAAACATTATCTAAACTTGTAGGGTCTTTTGGTAAGAAAAAATTACCAGCACAAGTGCTTAGACACGCAGGAGTTAAAATGTTAAATTTTGATGACAAGTATGGGATTTTGAAGGCTTTTAAGTTTTCAGTTACAACCCACCTTTCTAGCACATCAGAACCTCTACCGGATGGTGATGAATCATTTGGATATTGGTTTGAAAATGTTGTTGTTAATGTTTATAATGAAAGATAAATCATAAAGATGGAAAAGATAGAACTGAACCCAAAATACCAACAGCTTTTCGAATCACAAAGTAGATATTTTGTAGTTACCGGAGGAAGGGGTTCGGGGAAATCATTTGCTGTAAACACTTTCTTGGTACTCCTCACTTATGAGAGGGGTACTAAGACTTTGTTTACTCGTTATACGATGAGTTCTGCATCTATGAGTATTATCCCTGAGTTTAGGGAGAAGCTAGAGCTTATGGGGATACAAGATCAGTTTGAAATAACTAAGACCGAAATTACCAACAAGTTAACCGGTAGTTCAATATACTTTAGCGGTATTAAGACTGCAAGTGGAGACCAAACTGCGAAGCTAAAGTCTATACAAGGTATCAATACATTTGTATTAGACGAAGCAGAAGAGCTTAATGACGAAGCATCCTTCGATAAGATAGACTTCTCCATCAGAAGTAAGATAGCAAAGAATAGATGTATCCTTGTTCTAAACCCTACTACTCGTGAACATTGGATATACCAAAGGTTTTTCCAAAACCGATCGATAGAGGATGGATTCAACGGTACAAAGGAAGGTGTAACCTATATCCATACCACCTACCTAGATAACTTGACAAACCTATCAAATAGTTTTATTAAGGAGATCGATAGGATTAAGGAACGCAGACCTGACAAATACAAACATCAAATATTGGGAGGATGGCTACAACAAGCAGAAGGAGTTGTCTTTACTGATTGGCAAATAGGTAAATTCAATAGCGAAATAGATTCAATATTCGGTTTGGATTTTGGCTTTAGTAATGATCCAACTGCCTTAGTAGAAATTGCAGTTGACAAAGAACGTAAGATTATTTGGCTCAAAGAACATCTATATAAGAAGGGATTAGTTACCTCCCAAATATATGATTATTGTATAAGGATAGCAGGTAGGAATTTAATAGTTGCTGATAACTCAGAACCTCGACTCCTTAGTGAGATGAAGATGAAAAACCCACCTCTTAATATGAGTCCTACTATAAAAAAGAAAGGTAGTATATTATCCGGTATTGCCCTTATGCAAGATTACAATATAAATGTGGAGGGAGAGAACTTAGTCAAGGAGTTTAATAATTACGTTTGGAGTGTTAAAGGACTGAAGCCTATTGACTCTTTTAACCACTTGATAGATGCAAGTCGTTATGGAATTCAATACCTACTCACTAGATCAGTACCTAAGGGAATGTATATTATAAGATGAAGAAAAAGAAGCCAAGTCTTAAGTATATGTTTGTGCCTGATAAGAGCCATTACGATGCTTTTATTTGGTGTAATGAGAGATATATTAGGGTGTACCCTAAAATTCAAAAGGATAGTACCTATAAGCTCGTAAGGGAGGATGATGGACAAGTAGTATTTATATCTAAAGATACCTTTGACAAAGATATATTAGATGAAAAAATTTGGAGATTTTATAAATATATTTTTGATAGTAAGAAAAAATAACTATATTTGATAAAGGCTTTTTTTCTCCATAAGAGAGTTTTCATTTGTTTAAATTTGGGTTAATTGGGATGACTCCTCTAGAAATAGGGGAGTTTTCTTTTTAACAAAACTTTAACACTTTTATATTTGTCAGTTGGAGAATTATTTCTAAATTGCAGTATAATTTTAAACAAAGATAAATATGGAAAATCAGTATGACCACTTAACAATTGTTGGGATGATGCTCCCACAGAACTTCGGGAAGAAAAATGAGCAAGCCTCATTATACTTAGAAGTAGAGTCCAATATGAGTGGGGAATTCATTACTCTTGAGTTTGACCCCTATAACTTTATAGATTGGATAGGCTCTGAACAAGTCAGAGAGATAAAAGAATTTGTTAAACTTAAAATAGACGAGAAATAATGGATATCAGAGAATACATAAACGATGCTATAGATTATGCTGTAGATTCTGCAAAGAACGAAGCATTTACAATACTTTTTGAGATGATTAATGGGGAGGATTTTAACACCCTAATAGAGCAAGATATATCAGAAGGTATTGCCTACACTTGTGGGAGTAACGAAAGAGCAAAAGATTTGCTTTGGGATGATTATTACGAGGAAATCTATAATGAGGTTCGTTCAGAATTTATTGACTACTTAAAAAGAAAATTATGAGTTTAAGTAAAGACGAAATAGAATACCTAGAAAGACTTCTGGAGGACAACAAACGTACCCATATCGCCTGTCAGAATTGGAGCCAGGTAGATAGTATTGATAACACCATTAAGAAACTAAACGAAGTAAGATGGTCACTATAAGATTAACAAAGGAAGAGCTACAAGCAATTCAATGGGGGTTGGCTCGTGAGATCGGATGGAGAAGAGAACAAAAACTTTCCACAGTTTTTCTCGACAACCTCCAGGATAAATTAGACCGGTCAGATTTAACAATTCAATAGGGTTGTGAATTCAATACCCTTGTGAATTCAATAGGGGTATAAATTCAATAGGGGGGTCTCGATGAGGGGCTTCCCTTTGTTACATTTGTAACAATTTGTTGTATTTGTAACAACGTTAAAATTTTGTTAAAATGGCTGATCGCTATTGAAAACAAAAAAAAATTGTTGCTATATTTGCTTAAACGCTTTTAAGTAGTTTTAACGCAAATATTAACCAATACATTAAACAATGAAAACAAAAACAACAATTATCGAAAAACTGGACACAATTAGCCGTAAAGCTTTTAATATTACATTAGTAGTATTTTTTATGTGGCTTTTCGCTCAAATTATTATTAACCTTTAAACCTTAGAACAATGAAAACAACAACAACAATTTTAAAACGTCTCGAGCTATTGGAGAAAATTAACCTATTAAACGGTGCTTTTTTTACTGTAGAGTTTACAAAAAAAGACGGCTCGAAAAGAATAATGAACTGTAGAACTGGGGTAAAAAAATACCTGGTGCAAAACGGCCGTACTATAAAAACAGTATCACCTAGCGAAAACGGTATTTTGCGCGTTTTTGATCTTAAAGCTGGAGGATATCGATCCATCAATTTAGATACAGTCACCAAAATAAACTACAATAAAATTAACCTAAAATATAGATAACAATGACAACACCAAAAGAAACAAAGATACAAAATATAATAAAAAACGGGGCCAATTTACCGGCCCCAAAAACCCTCTTAAGTACTGGGATATCGAACGCGAAAACAGCAAAAAATAGCCTAGATACTTTTATATTATATTTAGCCCCATATAATCAAAACAGCAAAAATATAAATATTTGCCCAATGGCATCGAACGGATGTGCTAGCGCTTGCTTATTTACAGCCGGCCGGGGTATTATGCGCCCAGTACTAGAAGCTAGAATAGCGAAAACAGAATATTACTTAAGAGACAAGAAAAGCTTTATTATGCAATTGGCAAAGGAGATTTATACAAAATACAAAACAGCAAGTAAACAGCGCAAAAAAATAGCTTTTCGCCTTAATGGGACTAGTGATATCGACTTTATATATTTGCTAAAAAAATACGCAAAGCTAGATATTTCGATGCTGGGAGATTATGCCGTTTTTTATGACTATACAAAAATACTAGGGAAAGTACAAAAGTACAAAGATCACCCAAATTATTTTTTGACTTTCTCCAGGGCTGAAGATAATGAAAGCGCAGCGCGATCCGCTTTAAATATGGGTGCTAATGTTTCTGTAGTTTTTCGCAATAAATTGCCTAGATACTGGGCCGGGTATTCTGTAGTCGATGGAGATACCAGCGATCTGGTAATGATCTACAATAAAAACGTTGTTCTAGGCCTTAAGGCAAAAGGAGACGCAAAGAAAGATACAACGGGTTTTGTAGTTGGATAAATTAAACTTAAATTAAAAATACAGCCCCTTTTTTGGGGCTTTTTTTGTGGCTTTATTTTTTTAAGTTGCTTAATTATCAATGGTTTAAAGTTTAAATAATACCGGGATGGATATGTTTATATCTTAAACCAATATCAATTTACCGCTTTAATTCATAAACCCAACGCAATTTAAAGCGTTTTAATAGCCTTAAATTATACAGGTGGTATATTGATACCACAAAGATACAAAAGTCTCTTAAAACGGCTTAAAATAGCCTTAAATTTAATATATCGGGGTATTAATATAAGTACTCTGACAAAGATATCTATATGCTTGTATATTCAGCTAGAGTGTACACAAACAATCTTTTCCAACTGCCAATGTGAATCTAATAGGGTATTTGACTATATTTGTATTATGAATTCAATAGGTAGTAGTATCCCATATGATGCTGTTGTATGGTGTTGGTTTAATGGTATAGAAGTTTACTCCACGCCTGATAAGGTTAAGAAGAACTACTACAAGGTGATTGTTGATATGGAGAATATCGATATTAAAGTTAGTGAGGGTCTATACCATTTAGACGTTGTTGACTCCAAAGTATGGGAAATATATATGGATATATATCTTAAGGCAATCTCCAACTGACAGGACTATAGTACTTAGTATAATATAATATATATATATATATTTATAATATCTTACTAAGTGTAGTAAGTATCTTACTTAGTATAGTAAGTACAATACTTAGTATATTATACTTAGTACTATACTAGTATAATACTGGTAATTATTTTTTGGAGTACAAAAACAATTTCGTAAATTACTTACAATATGGCTAAGATAGAATTAGAAGTACCAACATCTTTAGAGTCAATTACCTTAGGGCAATATCAACGATATATAAAAATCGTAGATCAAAACGAAGGTGATGAGTATACGGATTTCACCAACAAGAAGCTCATTGAGATATTCTGTAATGTGAATCTGAATGATGTGGAGAAGATACCTGTTGTTGAGTTCAACAAGGTACTCAAGATTATTGAGGAGGCATTCTCCAAAAAGTATAATCTTACTCGCCACTTTACTCTTGGAGGTGTTGAAATGGGATTTATACCAAACTTAGAAGAGATGAGTCTTGGTGAGTATGTGGACGTTGAGGCTACAATATCAGATTGGCAAGACATCCATAAGGCAATGGCGGTGTTGTATAGACCGGTAAACTTTAAGAGTAAAGATAAATATACTATCGCTCCGTATAAGCCAAATGATGAGATACGGATGTGGATGAAGGAGATGCCACTTAGTGTTGTGATGGGGGCTATGGTTTTTTTTTACAATTTAGGGATCGAGTTATCGAGAGCTTCCCTAGTTTATTTGGAGAAGGAATTGAGGAAAATACCGCAAACCTCTCCTCTACATCAAACTTTGGAAAGAAATGGGGTTGGTATAGCTCAATTTATGGACTCGCTAAGGGAGACATCACAAAATTTGACAAAGTTACATCAGAACCGTTATTTAAGTGTTTGATGTATTTAACCTTTGAGAAAGAGAAAAACGAATTAGAATCGAATATGATTAAAAAAGCTATGAAGCGATGAAAGAATATTATAACCTCATTGACAACATCTACAACTACCTCAACGGTAATAATAATATAAATACCGTTACCTCAGGAGATATATTTGACGTAGACCTATCTAAACAAACTATTTTCCCACTTGCCCATATTATCGTGAGTGATGTAACGTTTAACGACCACTATATGACCTTTAGTGTGAATATTATTGCTATGGATGTGGTAGATGAGTATAAAGAGGATAAACAAACAACCCATAACCCACTTTATCAAGGAGACAACAAGCAGGATATTCTAAATAGTATGTTGAGTGTTGTAAATGGGTTGCAAAGCTCCCTTAGACGTGGAGGTATGAATGAGAACAACTACGAGATAGTGGATTCTCCAACTGCCACACAATTTGAAGATAGATTTGAGAACTTACTTGCCGGATGGTCTCTTGTTCTTAACATCGACATTCCAAACGATGAGATGGCGTTAATCAACGCTGATGGTACTTCTTGTATGACAACTACTACAACAACAACAACTGTTGCTCCATAATGGTAACTAAATTTAAAAATACAAAGTTATATCTTGAGAAAAGTTTCTCTGAGCAATTAAAAAAGATTGTAAAGGCTGAAATTACTCGATCTAGGGCAAGACAATCTAAAACAGGAAGAAGTTTTAACTCTCCAATAAATTACACCGGAACATTAGCCAATTCACTATCATCTTACTTGAAAGATACAAATGATGGATTTACTTTGAATTTGGAGGGGTTGAAATATGGAAAAGCAGTAGATGAAGGAACTAACAGTGGTTTTCCTCCAATAGAAAGTATTGTTAGCTGGATTCAGAACAAACCAGTAAAGTTATACAATTTAAGAGGAGGTTCTCTGACTCAAAGTAAGATAAGAGGAATTGCATTCGCTATATCAAGGTCAATAAATCTTAGAGGTATAGCTCCAACTAATTTTATAGATGATGCTATACAAGAAGCTTTATCTAAACTAGATGCTATATCAGACCCAATGGTACAAGATATAATGTTAAATATAGAAGACATTCTGCTTAAAGCAGGTTATATTAAGAAAGGTGATAATTATACTATAGAAAATGGCACTAACTAAGATAAATGTAAGGAGTCCGTACTATTTATTAGCAGACCCAATTACAACAACCACAACAGAACCTCCACAATTAACTGAGTTTACTTGTAGTGATGCAGGGTTTACTATGGTAGATGGAACAACCGGAAATACTATCGTAATAAACACAGACGCAACAGTTTCAGCCGGAACTCTAAATAGCGTTACTCCATCAACATATCAAGATGGAGTTGACCAAACTTATACTGCTAATATAACAGTTCCATCAGGTTACACTAACTCAGGAGAAACATTAACCACTTGTACCGCTACGGCTACTGGTACAGAAACAACTTTCCCTCCAACTACTCAAGCACCGGGATGTACAGAAGGGGGTATAACATTAACTCAATCTATAGCTGATGCCTCAGTAGATTATGGAAACTCATACATACTAAACACAGCACTTTACTTCGGCTCTAGTGGTAATTTATCTTATACAGTAACAACACTACCTTCCGATCAAGAATTAGTATCTATAAGTCAAATTGGAGGATACATAACATTTACCACAAACACAAGTCAACTTTGTGGCGATGTAAAAATAAATATAATTGCTTCTGATGATATTGGTTCTTGTGATGTTAGTGATACATTTAGACTTACAGTTGCTAATTGTCCAACGACAACAACTACAAGTACTACAACTCAACCTTCACCATCTAACGTATCGTTTAATTCAACATTAACACAAGCTGTTGGAGAAAACCCATCGTATCAAATATCATATCAATATACAACTTTAATCAATAACATACCTGTTGTAAAAACATCAACCCACACACTCCCTATAAATGGAAGTTACAACCTTACAACACTTGCAAACGTTATATCTGATGTTACAGCATCTGTTACTAGAACATCTCCGGACAACACAGTAGCTGATAGTACTACAATATTATTCAGTAGAAATCTAAATTCAGCAGAAAAAACCTCAACATTTACTGTTGGAGAAGTTGTTAGTGGAGAATCCCACACATTTACAAGTGTTGCGGATAATGATGCTTTCTATGTTGATATATCAGAAGGTTAATGAGATATATTTGTTGTCAACCTGCTAATCTGTATTTTGCTTGGCAGATAGATATAATGTTGTATAACTTTAGAGATGTAGGGATACCTCTAGAAAATGTAGACGTTATATGTGGGGTTGACAATACTGCTGATAAATATTTTGATAAATTAGCGGATAAATATCCAAAGGTTAATTTCTATTTCTATAAAGACAAACGTATAGATAAATCCTACATATCATCTATAAGACCTAATATATTAAAGCAACATTTTAAGCTCCATCCAAAATTAAGTGATGAGGCTATATTCTACCACGATTGCGATATACTATTTACGAGAAAGCCTCAATTAGAACAATATATTGATGATGATATAAATTACCTATCCAACACTAAATCATATATTGGAGCTGAATATATATTATCAAAGGGTCAAGATGTATTTGACAAGATGGTAGAGGTAGCCAACATAAGACCTGATTTAGTATTGGAAAATACCCAAAACTCCGGAGGAGCGCAATACCTTCTTAAAAACATATCTTATCTCTTTTGGCATTTTGTAGAAATAGATTCTACTAATCTGTATCGAGAAATAAGCAAGTTAAATAGGGAGAAGAAGAAACAGAATCCTGATTACCACGAACTACAAATATGGTGTGCGGATATGTGGGGGGTATTATGGAATCTATGGAAGAACAAAAGACAAACATCAATTATAAGTGAGATGAATTTTATATTTGCCACAAACCCAATATTAGATTGGGATAACTCATTAATATACCATAACGCAGGAGTAACTAACGATAGAGATGGGTTATTTTACAAGGGAAGACATATAAGGGAAATACCTCCAAAAGATTTGGTTATTGATAAGAGTTTTGCGTCTTACAAATACTACGAGGTGTTAAAAAAAGCATTATAAGGTACAATATTAACTTATGATTGTTATTTATAATACATAAATATAGATAGAATGGCAGCTAAACTATTGTATGGGGATTTAGACATTTGGGTGTATACCGGTCAGTTTACAGCCGATAGACCAACCAACCCTACTTATGCTATAAGTAAATCAGTAATATCAGGTGAGCAACACATTAGATTTGAGATATCAGAATTAGTAAAGGATTACATTGACATTGAATTTAATAATAACTATACCACAATCTCCACCCATATTTGGGTATATTGGAGACTAGTAAGATATTTTGATGACTTTAAATCCGATACTACAACCGGATATAATTTAGCTTCTACCGGTTATGGGTATTTCAAAGATGGTATAAATCCTGTATTGGGAATCGGAAAACAAATAGACAATCAATATTTATATGTTCCTACTAATGAGGCAGTAACTGTACCAGTCTATATTGGAGAGGGAGGAGTAACTTCTGTTGCATTTAATAAAGATGGGTCTACACTATCTACAATAACATATACCCCTATAACAACTCCGGTCAACGAAGAGCCGGATGACCTTATAAAATATCCAAGTAACTCAAGTAATCCCGACACAATCATAATAACCTTATCAGATGCCTCTACACAAACGCTAACTGTAGCTGCTAGTTATGATGATGAGACTTGCTCATCTACAAGCAGATTTACTCCTTATAAGGTATCATTTGTAAATAAATATGGGGTTATACAAGATATTTGGTTCTACAAGAAAAGAAAAGATAGCGTCAACATAAAAAGAGAATCCTATAGAATAAATACTATTGGAGTATTAAATGATGCGTCTGTATTCTATAATTATCAAGATACCACCGATAAGATTCTAAATGTGGAGATAGACAAAACATTTTCTATGAATACCGGGTTTCTTAATGAGGAATACAACGATGTATTGCAACAACTCCTTCTAACAGAATACGCTTGGATAACAGAGGGAGGACAAGCCTATCCAATATTACCACAAACCGGATCACTATCATTTAAAACATCACTCAATGACAAATTAATAGATTACACTCTTGACTTCAAATATGGATTTAACGAGGTAAATATTATTAGGTAATGCAAAGAGTACAATTATATATAGAGGGTCAAAGAGTAGACTTGTTTCAAGATGAGACTATAGAAGTAACGTCTACAATACAAGATATAAAAGATATTGGTAAAATATTTACTGATTATTCTCAGACATTTACAGTACCTGCCTCTTCGACAAATAACAAGATATTTCGCCATTATTACAACAATAATATAACGGAGGGATACTATGATTCAAGGATTAAGAAAGAGGCTGAAATCCATATAAACTATTTGCCGTTTAGAGAAGGTAAAGTATATCTTAATAGTGTTAAGATGATGCAAAACAAAGCTCATTCTTACACCCTTACATTCTACGGTAAATTAGTATCATTAAAAGATGCTATAGGTGATGACAAACTAAGTTCATTGGACCTTGAAGACTTCACCCACCAATATGATAATGCTACCGTAAAAGAGATATTTCAAAATGGGCTTACTGTTGGAGAAGATACTGAAGCGTTAATCTATCCACTTATAACATCTAGAAAACGTCTTTTCTACAATACAGAGTTTTCAGACACAGACCCGGAAAACACAGATGGTAATTTATATAGAGACCCAATTTCTCCAGATAACCTTAGAGGTCTTGAGTATCGTGATTTAAAACCTGCGATAAGAATATACCACATTATAAAAGCTATTGAGGCTAGATATAATATTCAGTTTACTGATGATTTCTTCTCCACTACAAATGAGCCATTCTATAAGGTTTATATGTGGTTAAGTGCTGTTAGAGGTGAGATATATGAGCAAGAGGACTATGGGTCTTATGCTTCTAGTATTAGAATAGGATTAACATCACTAGGAACTCAGTTAACAGAAATATATCAAGAACAAGGAGGTTCATCTTCTGTTGACACTAATTTATGGAATGTAAACAATACAACAGGTATAATAACTTTAAACGCAAACGCTACAAGAGATTATAGAATTGATGTATTAATAGATTCTATAACTGAGGATTCTAATATAAAAGTTAAGTTATTTGATGTTGGAGCAAATAAGGTTTATGAAAGATTTAGCTATGGGTCTGGTAACCTTGAGGTTGAATTTGTAATTACTAAACAAGCAGGAACCCATCAATTCAGATTGTTTGTTGAAGCAGACACTCAATTAGAGTTTATGATAAGAGAACTTGGGTTAGATTATGTTGGTGCGCCATCTGCGGAAATTTACAAGACCCCATTAGTATCTCTTAATCCAACCATAAACTTATCGAATAAGAATTTTATGCCTGATATAGGGGTTATGGATTTCTTAACCGGATTATTCAAGATGTTTAATCTAACAGCATATTACATTACTGACAGAAGAGATGCTGATTACGGTAAAATATTTGTAGATACCCTAGATGAGTTTTATAAGAATGTATCGGATAACCATTTCAAGGGACTAATAGATTTAACAGAATACACCGATATAACTTCTCACGATGTTGATTCTGTATTACCATTTACTGAGATATACTTTAAGTATCAAGACCCAAAGTATTTATTGTCGGAGAAACATCAAGAAGCCTTTGGTGAGGTATTTGGAGATTCTACTTATAATGTGAGAAAGAACCATCCAAATGTAGATATAGGGAAGGTATATGAGATAAAACTCCCATTCTCCCATATGAAGTATGAGAGGCTTATAGATGGGAATAAATCAGCAGAAAGTAGGGACACGTTAATCCAATGGGGGTATTCAGCATCAGGTGAATTTAACTATAGTGATGCTGAAGATGAAAACTTGACAACCACCCCTCCAACTTATACGAGTAAGCAAAAAGGTAATTATGACCCGGTATTAGATAAACCATTATTGTTTTACGCAAATAAGATGGATATATCTGGGGCTACTGAAAGATTCTTAAATTGGATATACAAGTCAGGTCAGACTAGTACGGCTACTGCTGTTACAAGTTACTTCTTCCCAGCTAACTCAATAAATGATGGTACGCCAACAGTTCCTCCATCAGCTACTCTTAATTTTGATGTTGAGGAGGATGAATGGCAAAATACCGCAGGGTATGCTTATTTCCCAGACGAGGATATAAACTCACTATACAATAAATACTATCGCACATATGTTAGTGATGCTTTTGATGCAACCAAAAGACTCCATAAGGTAACTGTAAATTTACCTGCTTATGTGGTGTTAAATTATAGACTTAATGATAAGATTAAGATACAAGATAGCCTATTTACGATTAATTCTATAAGTACTAATCTCAATACAGGTAAAACACAATTAGAATTACTTACTTATCGTAAGGTTTACGAATCTAAGATATTTACTATTGATGGAGAAACCGGTACAGATGGACAAGTACTTACCGCAGATATAACAACAATAACAGCAGATAGAACAGATATATTTGTATAATATGATAAAGACTATATTAGAATTATTAGCGATGGATGATTGGTACGGTGTATCGGAAGAGGTAGATATTGCTAAAGGTAAGTATAAAGCTTGCTCTAATTTTGCTGATGTTAAAAAAACAATAAAACAAAATTATTATGGCAGCAAATAAGAAGATATTAATAGAGGTATCGGTCAGAGAGACTGGATCAAAGGCTGTTGGTGATGCTGCTAGTAAAGCTGTTAAGGATTTATCTAAACTAACTGAGGAGGAAAAAAGAAATAGGATTGAAGCTGATAAGCTCAAGATAACTAATGCAGATTTAGCTGCATCATTTAGAGAGCAAGCTGCTGCCGAATTAGCTGCTGCTAACAATGGTAAACCTTTTCGCGCTCAAGCAGGTCTTAATAATGCTATACTTTTAGAAACATCTCGATTAGCTTCTGACGCTAGTTATGGGTTTACTGCTATTGCGAACAACTTATCGCAAGTAATAAGTTTATTTTTTAGTTTTAGTAAAACTGCTGGTAGTGTTAGAGCCGCCCTTGGGCAACTAGGTAAATCTATTATGGGGACTGGAGGGCTGTTAATTGCTGTACAGCTTTTGATTGCATTTGGCCCAAAGATAGTAGACTTTTTTAGAGGTGGTGCTAAAGCAGCCGAAGAATTCAAAAAGAAACTAGACGATTTAACAAAATCATTAGATGAGCAAATATCATTATTTGATATGTTATCATCATCTTTCTTTGACTATAATTTGAGTGGTCAAGCATTATCTGATACCGCTTCTATATTAGAAAATAGATTTTCTAAGTTTAATACCGGAATGGAAAAACTCAGAAAACAAGGTCTTGACAAGAATGATGAATCTATAGGTAATTTAGTGAAATCCTTTGGTAGACTATTGGATGTTGAAAAAGAGATTATTGAAGTTAGTGAGAAGTATAAAAAGCGTTTAGAGGAAGATGGCGGTGAAACTGAAAGGTCAATTCAGTTAAGAGGTCGATTCAAGGAGTTAATTAGAGAACTTATTGAATTACAAAAACTATTTACTTTAGAGCAAGAAAAAGGCACTTCAACAACTAAAAGATATAAAAGAGAATTTTTAAGATTTACTGAAGAAATTCAGGCGGCTCGAAAAGCTCTTATTCAATCATTAATAGACGATAAACAAGATGAAATTGCTTTAGTTGGTGAAGCAGAAAAAGAAAAACTTAGAATAGAATTTAATAGCTTTATTGAACGTCAAAAGCAAAGACTTTCTGAAGGTCGTATTACTCAACAGATGTATTATGACTCTGAGATACAAGCAGCAGAAGAACTTGATAGAGCTTTATTTGCAATAAGAAACAAAACCGCAGCATTACAATCTCAAAACGCTATTGATGAGATGAATAAAGCTAATGAGATGGAAAGATTGAGATTCCAAGAATTAGCAAGAATTGGGTTGGATGCTCGTTTAATGGATGAGAGAAATGCTGGTATTAGGGCTAAAAAAAGATTAGATTTAGAGCAAGATTTATTACTTAAGAATATTGAATATAAAAAAGCAGAACTAAATAACGATAGACTAACCGCTTTAGAAAAGGCCAAGCTCCAAGCTGAAATTACAGCTATGGAGAAAAAAGAATCTGACATTAGAACTAAAATTGCATTAGCAGAACAACAAGCCAAAGTTCAAACATTCGAGGTTACTGCAAATGCTCTATCTGCATTTGGAGAGTTAGTGGGTAAAGAAACTAAAGCTGGTAAAGCACTCGCTGTTAGTTCTGCTTTAATTTCAACATACTTGTCAGCACAAAAAGCATATGAATCTCAATTTATGCCATTAGCATTAGTGGATTCTCCGGTTAGAGGTGCTATTGCAGCAGCAGCAGCTATAGCGAGTGGTCTTGCAAATGTTAAGGCTATTATTAGCGAAGGGAAAAGCAAACCATCTACAACAGCAGGCAGACCTCAAGTAGAAGCACCTGACTTTAACGTTGTTGGAGCATCCCCAGAGAGTCAATTAGCACAAACCGTAGCCGGACAACAAGCAAAACCAATAAAAGCCTTTGTAGTAGGGAAAGAAATAACATCACAACAAGAACTTGACCGTAATATTCTAACAACAGCAGGTCTTGGTGATTAATTTAATAGATATGAAGATTATAGAATTACTTATTGACGAAGAAGAATTGTTATCCGGTATAGAAGCCATTTCTATAGTAGATAGACCAGCAATTCAAGAACATTTTATTGCACTTAGTGAGCAAGAACGTCATCAATTAGCAGAAGTAGATAAAGAAAAGAAGATTTTGATGGGAGCAGCACTTGTCCCTAACAAACACATCTACAGAGCTGATGGAGAAGACGAATATTACATATATTTCTCCGAAGATACCGTAAGAAAGGCTTCTGAGTTGTTTTTAATGAGAGGAAATCAAAATAAATCCACTTTAGAGCATCAAGCAGAGCTTTATGGGCTTTCTGTAGTAGAAAGTTGGATAATTGAGGATGAAGTCCACGATAAAAGTGTAAAATATGGTATGGAGCTTCCTATAGGCACTTGGATGGTCTCTATGAAGGTAAATAATGATGAAGTTTGGCAAAATTATGTTAAAACTGGTAAAGTCAAAGGTTTCTCTATTGAGGGATACTTTACTGATAAGGTTAATATGGCGGAAATCGAAAATGTTAGCGAGATTGAAGCGACTGAGATACTTTTAGAGGTTCAAGATTATCTTGAGGCTAAGATGTACAAGTTAAAAACTTATAATGATTACCCGGATGGAGTTGTTAGCAATGCTAAAAGAGCTTTGGAATGGGCTGAAAAGAATGGTTGGGGGTCTTGCGGAACTGCCGTCGGGAAGCGCAGAGCATCGCAATTATCGTCAAAATCTAATTTGACAGTCTCCACGATTAAGAGGATGTACAGCTTCCTTTCACGCCACGCAAAAGACTTAGAGGCATCTAAAAGTTATTCAGATGGATGTGGCAAGCTAATGTATGATGCTTGGGGAGGAAAAGCAGCCCTTAGATGGAGTAGAGGTAAACTAAAATCATTAGGAGAAATAGATGATTAAGAAAAGAAGAAAATATACGGAGTCAAGAACATCTCCAACAGATACAAGAAGAGGATGTCTTTGTGCTGATGGCAAGACATACTCATCTAAATGTTGTGATGGGTCATTACAAGGTCAAGGAGTTGGAAGTTTAACAAATCAAGGAAATGAGTAGCGTATATAATACCGCATATAAGGTTCACGTTGAACACACCAATACCTCAGAGGTAAATTCTGTAAATATTGAAGATGGCGCAATGCTCCATACTGAAGAAGCCTTGTATATGGGGCATAATGGAGCAAATAAAATTGTATACCCACAAGGGGGTGTTAAGTCTTTAGGATGGACAAGATATGATGATGGTGCTTATACATCATCTAGTAAGTTATCTCTTGCTGCTGGCGTTGAAGTAACTTTACCGAATGATAGAGCTACAATATATAGAAGCCATTCAAGTTTGGACTTTTATAATGGGACTAAAATTATAGGTGAGAACGAGAATGATGTTTACTCTATGACTGTGGTATTTAGATACTCAGCAGTAAATGCTAATCAAACTTACTTAAGTCTTCACTTTGAAGGTGGTAATGGAACTCCCTATGATAGGATAAGACAAGATATTACGTTTCCTAAGGGTAATGATGTAGCCCACGATTTTCACGGAATATTTCAATATTACGCAGACGCTGACTTTATTACAAATGGGTCTGATTGGAATATAACGGCGACAGGTGGTACTGCTGAAATATGGGACATTATATTCTTTATACAACGCACTCAAAATGCAAGTTTAAGTTAAAAATCTAACACTTTGTTTTATATAAATTAATTCTATAAATAATAATTATTATGAGTTCGACAACTATTTTAAATGAGATTTTACAAAAGTTGTCTAAAGTAGCTACTGAAGATGAATTGATTCAAGAACCATCTGTTCAAGAAGAAGTCGTTGAGGCAGCAACTGAGGCAACTGAGGAAGTTAAAGAAGAAACTACCGAACTTTCAGAAGAGACTGTAGAAGCTCCAATTGAGGAAGTGGAAGCATCTGCTGAAGAGGTAGAAGCTCAAGAAGAGGAAAACCTTATGGAAGGTTATGTCTCTGAAGAGAAGTATCAACAAGATATGGCAGCCCTAATGGCTGAGATAGAAGCAATCAAAAAAATGATTGATGAGGAGATGGGTTATATGAAGAAAGAGAAAGATATGCTTTCTGAGCAAGTCAAAGAACTTTCTAAAGAACCGGCTGCTGAAGCAATCAAACACAATCCAGAAGGTGAGGCTCCAAAGAAATTTAACTTTACCTATGGGCAAAACAAGCCACAAAACACATTTGATCGTGTAATGGCTAGAATTAGTAACAAACAATAAATAAATAAAAATGGCAACTACTACTTCAATTACTACTACCTATGCTGGTGAGTTTGCAGGTCAATATATCGCTGCTGCCTTACTAGAAGGTGCTACTATCGCTAATGGCGGTATTACAGTAAAACCTAATGTGAAGCTAAAAGAGGTTATCAAAAAAGTATCTTCTAACGATATCGTTAAAGACGCTTCTTGTGATTTTACCGCTACTTCTACATTGACTCTTACTGAAAGAATTCTTCAACCTGAAGAGCAACAAGTTAACCTACAACTTTGTAAGAAAGACTTCCATAGCGACTGGGAAGCTGTACAAATGGGATATTCTGCATTTGATAGCCTTCCTCCTGCTTTCAGCGATTTCTTGATTGCTCACGTTGCAGCTAAAGTAGCTCAAAGAACTGAGAATTCTATCTGGACTGGAGATACAGCTAACTCAGGTCAATTCAACGGACTTACTACTCTTCTTGCTCTTGATGCTGCTCTTCCTGCTGCTCAAGAAATTGCAGGTACTACTGTTGATTCTTCTAACGTAATTGCTCAGTTGGGTAGCATCGTTGATGCAATTCCTTCTACTCTTTACGGTAGCGAAGACCTTTACCTTTATGTATCTCAAAACATTGCTCGTGCTTATGTACGCAGCTTGGGAGGATTCGGTGCTTCTGGTTTAGGAGCTAACGGTATCAACGCACAAGGTACTCAATGGTGGAACAACGGAGCTTTAACTTTTGATGGAGTTAAATTATTCGTTGCCAATGGTCTTGCTGATAACACAGCCGTTGCTGCTGAGAAATCTAACCTATTCTTCGGTACTGGTCTACTTTCTGACCACAACGAAGTTAAGGTTATCGATATGGCTGACCTAGATGGTAGCCAAAATGTTAGAATCGTTATGCGATTCACAGCAGGTGTACAGTATGGTATTGTTGAGGATATCGTAACTTACGGTATTACCAACTCTGCTAACTAATAACTAAAATTAACTAACTTAAAGGGTGGGTGAGCCTAGAGCCTACCTGCCCTTTTTTAATACTATAGAATTATGGCTTGTGATTTAACCGGTGGTAGACTAAAACCTTGTAAGGATGCTGTAGGTGGTATTAGAAAAGTTCACTTTGTAGACTTCGGAGACTTGGGTACTATTACCCTTACTAATGACGAAGTAACAGATATGAGCGGAACTTTCACCTACCATACTTATGATGTTAAAGGAAACACTTCTTTGGAAACAAACATTAACACTTCTATGGAGAATGGTACAACATTCTTTGAGCAAGTTGTAAATGTAACATTACACAAACTTACTAAGGAAGATAATAAGGAACTTAAATTGTTGTCTTATGGTAGACCTCACGTTTTTATTGAAACGTTTGATGGTAGCTTACTTTTGGTAGGTCGTGAACACGGTGCAGAAGTTACCGGAGGAACAATGGTTACCGGAACAGCAATGGGAGACCTTCAAGGATATACTTTGACTCTTACTGCTAATGAGGTACTTCCTCCAAACTTTGTAAGTGGAGCAACTGAAGCTGACCCATTCGCAGGAATGAGTTCTGCTACAGCTAGTGAATCTACTCAGCGTACTCCGTAATTATTTGGAGTATGAATTTAATAGGGGGGTATTTTACCCCCTTTTTTTGTATCTTGTAAAAACAATTCAATAGGGTATTAGTTATTTCAGTATGGAAATATTACCAACAACAGGAATTCAAAAACTTACCATAATCCCTCGTCAAGATGCGGATGCTCCGGTAATAAAGATTACTAATAAAGATACTCGTACAACAACAACTGTTACTCCAACCAAGACTACAGAAAAAGACTATATGGTGTTAGAAGCTGATTACGCATTATCAGAAGATACGCTTTATAGATATGTTGTTGAAAAAGCCTCAGATGATACAACTGAGATATATAGAGGATTAATCTATTGTACGGATCAAGCAAACCTTGAGAAGTATTTTGTAAGCAAAGATGAATATACTGAGGAGGAAACTTTCGATAACGAATTTATTATAATGTAATGGCACGAAGAAGACCAAATATTGTTACACCACCCCAAATAAAAGCAAAAGACTCCATTCACGTTGTGAATCTTTCTAGCTATACAGCTCCGGAAGTAGTGGAGTCTAAGAGATATGATTGGGTTGAATACGGAGAAGATAATCAGTATTTCAAGTATCTTATAGATAGATATAATGGTTCTCCAACAAATAATGCTGCTATAAACGGTATAGCTGAGATGATTTACGGTAGAGGATTAGACGCTACAGATAGTCAGTCAAAACCTCAAGAGTATGAGAAAATGAGAAAATTATTCTCCAAAGATTGTATGAAGAAGGTGTGTTATGACTATAAGATGATGGGTCAAGCTGCGCTTCAAATAATCTACTCTAAAGACCGTTCTGAGATTGTCCAAGTAGCCCATATGCCTGTGGAGACGTTAAGGGCTGAGAAGGCTTCTGATGGCGAAATAAGAGCATATTACTATAGCAATGATTGGTCTAAAGTAAAGCCAAACGATAATCCAAAACGAATAGCAGCTTTTGGTCAAGGAAACGGAGGAATTGAGATACTCTATATCAGACCTTATCGAGCAGGTTTTTATTACTATTCTCCGGTCGATTATCAAGGAGGATTACAATATGCTGAATTGGAGGAGGAGATAGCAAACTACCATATAAGCAATATACAGAATGGTCTACAGCCAAGTATGTTGATTAACTTCAATAATGGCACTCCGGATAAAGAACAGAGAGATGCTATTGAAAGAGCAATCTATGAGAAGTTTAGCGGTACAAGTAATGCAGGTAAGTTTATCCTGGCCTTTAATGATAGTAAGGAGTTGGCAGCGACTATCGACCCGGTTACAATTAACGATGCTCATCAACAATATCAATTTTTGTCGGATGAAAGTATGAAGAAGATTATGGTGAGCCACCGTATTGTTTCTCCGATGTTGGTAGGGATTAAGGATAATAGTGGGTTAGGAAATAATGCTGATGAACTTATGACCGCTTCACTTCTTATGGATAATACCGTTATCAGACCGATGCAAGTTACTATTATTGATGCTTTGGAGGAAATATTACAATATAATGGTATAGACTTAGATATCTATTTTAAGACCCTACAACCCTTAGAATTTACTGATTTGACTAATGCTATTAGTGATAGTGAGATTGAGAAGGAAACCGGTGTTAAAAGAGACGTAGAGGAAACGATTGATGAACAAATACAAGAAACTGAATAATGGCTACACCACTTTTTATAAAACGATCAGACTTAGTTAAGAATACCGCACTTAGTGGGAATGTTGACCCGGATAAGTTTCTTCAATTCGTAAAGTTGGCACAAGAAATCCATATACAGAATTATCTTGGTACTGATTTATACGATAAGATATCTAGTGATATTGTTGCATCATCATTAAGTGGGGATTATCTTACTTTAGTTAATGACTATATTCAGCCGATGTTAATCCACTTTGCGATGAGTGAGTATTTGCCATTTGCTGCATATTCTATTAGCAATGGGGGAGTATTCAAACACAATAGTGAGAATGCTACTCAACCTCTCAAGGAGGAGATAGATAGTCTTATTGCTAAGGAAAGAGATTACGCAGAATATTACACCAATAGATTTATTGAGTATATGAGTTTTAATGGGGCTACTAAGTTCCCAGAGTATTATACGAATAATAACGAGGATATATATCCGGATAAAAGCAGTTTGTTTCAAGGATGGGTACTATAAATAAAATTAAGAAGCAATATAAGCCTAAAAGGGAAAACATCATTAAGCTTAGTAATTATTTGAAAAGAGAAGATAACAAAGATAAAAAGAAATAATGTGGTTGGATTCGGAGAAATATACAAAGTTACTTGGTTTGGAAATGTTAATGAGTCTAATGGTTGGGGTATTATATATCCAATTATTGCAAAAGGAAGTCGTTTACTTGCGTCAATAGTAGAATTCTTTTCAGATAGTATAAATGTATCATCAGATCAAACAATAATATAAAATAAAAGATGGCAAAACAATTAGTAAATATCGGTACATCACCTAACGATGGGACTGGCGATCCGTTGAGAGATGCCTTTGATAAGATAAATGATAACTTTAATGAGCTGTATCAAGGACTTGGAGATGGTTCTTCTTTAGGTTTAGCCTTAGATAGTGATGGTAATATAGATGCGAGTAATAACGTTACTATAGCTGGTGATTTAACAGTAAGCGGTACTTACTTTACTGTTAATACCGAGACTGTGGAGTTTGAGGATAATATCCTTAACCTTAACCGTACTCAAGGTACTCCGGATGTAGCAACCGCTACAACAAGTGGGATATCAATTTATCGAGGAGATGGTATTACTGAGGCAAGTTTTATATTTGATGATGCAGATGATACTTGGGATTTGACCAATAGTTTGGTTGTAGCTAACACACTACAAGCTACAACATTAACCGATGGTACTGCTACTTTAACAGGCGGTACTTTATCAAATGTTACATTCGCTGATGGAGTAACTGCGGTAACACAAGCTACAAGCGATAACTCTACAAAGATAGCGACAACTGCTTATGTTAAGTCGGTGGTTACTTTAGAGGACTTGGATTTTGCAGGAGATAGCGGAACCGGTTCTGTCGATTTAGACAGTCAAAGTTTAACAATATCAGGTACTACAAATGAGATAGAGACCTCTGCAAGTGGTCAAACAATTACTATTGGATTACCAAATAATGTTGTAATAACAGGCGACCTTACAGTAGACACTAACACTTTATACGTTGATAGTGCTGACAATCGAGTGGGAATAGGTACTTTGAATCCTGCTAATGATTTACACATATCAAGTGCGAGTGGCACAAAAGCAGTATTTGAAAGAACGGGGTCAACAGGTTCTTATATTGGTTTAAAAGACAGTAGCGGTTCTTTAGTTTATTTAGGGGATAACAACGGTACTTTTGAAGTCCAAACGGCAGGTTCTTCTTATTCAACTAAATTAGCAGTAACAAGTTCAGGCGACGTAGGAATAGGGGGTACTCCTACTGAAAAATTTGAGGTGTTTGGTAATATAACATCTACTGCAAGTACAGACCCAACAATTAAAGTTAAAAGTTCTGATGCTAATTATCAAGCTCAAATGCGTTGGAATACTACTGGAAATTATTTAGAGTTTTTAACTAGATATGCAGGTACTTATTATACCAATACTCTTGTTTTAGACAGAGGCAACGTAGGAATTGGTATTACGAGTCCTGCCGCTAAATTAGACATATCATTTACAGGAGGTAGTGATTCTATTAAATCTGCCTCTACGTCCTCAACAAGTTATAATTCATCTAAATTTTACAATGATAATTCTAAAGGATGGCACAATTTAGTTTATGGTTCTGCTTATTCAGGCGGTAGTTTATTGAATGTTGGTGCTGACGGTGCTATTATTTACGGCAACACAACTTCAGGGATTACGACACTTGGTGCTTTTAATTTGCTTTTTGGTACTAACAACACCCCCCGAATGACGATAGACTCGAGTGGTAGGGTTCTTATTGGCACACAAACAGAGGGACAAGCTAATGCTGATGATTTAACTATAGCTGGTACTGGTGCTGACGTGGGGATGACTATTAGAAGTGATTCAGACAGAGGTGGAAAAATATTCTTTTCGGATGCAACGGGTGGAGCAGGGGAATATGCAGGTTATATAATATATGACCATTCTGACAATTCAATGCTTCTTGGAACAAACACAACCGACAGTTTAAAGATAGACTCAAGTGGTCGAGTAGGAATAGGGACTGATAATCCGAGCGCGGGGATTCACGTTAAACACGGAAGCATAACTACTTCTTCTGACTATTCAAGTTTTTTATCAAACGCAACTGCTAAAATAGTTGCAAATCATTCAAGTGAATATGGTATTTCGATTGGTTATGCTAATGCCTCAACTGACACTATTGGAATACAGTCTGGTAATACAGCAGCATCAAGACCTTTAAGTTTACAGCCTTTTGGTGGCAACGTAGGAATAGGTACTGATCCTGCAGTTTTACTTGACCTTGATGCCGGTACCACAACTGACATTAGAATAAGAGGTAATAAAACTGTTAACGGTAGATTAGGAGGAATAGCGTTCTACAACACATCTGCCAGTGATGTTATTGCTGCTATAAACGTAGATAGAGACGGTGCAAATGATGCAGGAGCTATTACTTTTGACACCCAACCAGCTAGTGGAGGTAATACCGAACGAATGCGCATAGATTCGAGTGGGAATGTTTTAATAAATAACAGTTCTAATAGAATAGGGGAAAGATTAAATGTTACAGGAAGTGGTATTTTGATTGAACAAACAGACGGAGGTATAGCTACAATGCTTGGTGCTTTTGGTTCTTCTGATGTTATTCTTGGAGCGTTTTCAAATAATGATGTTCAATTAAGAACGAACAATATTTCCCGAATGCGCATAACGAGTGGGGGGGCTATACATCTATCACAAGGAACAGGAAACAGTTTTATTGGAACAAATGCGGGAAATTTAGGTACTTCTACTGGTACTTATAATACAGGGTTTGGTAGTAATTCTTTAGCATCACTTACGTCTGGTAATTATAACACAGCTAATGGATACGCTTCATTATACTCTAATACAACAGGCTATGAAAATACTAGTAATGGATATGGTGCATTATATACTAATACAACAGGCTATCAAAATACTGGTAATGGATATGCTGCATTAAATTATAACACAACGGGTTCTCAAAATACGGCTAATGGACACGCATCATTATATTTTAATACAACAGGTAGTGAAAATACAGCCGTAGGGAGGAGTGCATCACACAGCACTACCACAGGAGGGGGTAATACATCGGTTGGATTTAATGCATTATATTACAACTCAACAGGAAACTATAACACAACTGTTGGCTTAAGTGCAGGAAACCTTATAACAACAGGCAATAATAATACAGTTTTAGGGTATAATGCACAAGCATCAAGTGGTACTGTTTCAAATGAAATCACTTTAGGGGATGCAAACGTAACATCTTTAAGATGTAACACCCAAACAATTTCATCGCTATCCGATGCAAGAGATAAAACCAATGTAGAAGATTTACCACTTGGATTAGATTTTGTAGATGCTTTGCGCCCAGTTAAGTTTGATTGGGACAGACGAGATGGTACAATGTCAGGTGTTAAAGATGCAGGATTTATAGCGCAAGAACTTGACGAAGCACAATCACAATACGGATGCGAAGATTATTTAGGATTAGTATATAAAAACAACCCCGAAAAATTAGAAGCATCTTATGGAAAATTAGTGCCTGTATTAGTAAAAGCTATTCAGGAACTAAAAGCAGAAGTAGAAAGTTTAAAACAACAAATAAGTTAAAAAATGGAATTTACAGAAAAACACGTTTCAGCACTTTATGATTCAGTAAACCTTATCAATGAGTTACAAGGTATTGAATCGCCAACAGAAGAACAAACCGACACCATCAACCGAAACATTGAGCATTTGGAGATTATGATGGGGAAAGAGGATTTTGTTGCACTTCTTACGGAAGAACAAATTGCAGAAGTAACCGCATTAATACCTTAAAAAATGACTTACACTTGGAACAATAAAACGGTAGATACCTACCCAAATTTAGATGGCAACGCTGATGTTATATTCAACGTTCATTGGCGATTAACTGGCGAAGATGCTGATGGTAACGTAGGGTCAACCTATGGGACTATTGGTTTGGATACTTCAGACCTTTCAGACTTTACTGCCTTCGCGGACATCACCGAAGATATGATTAACGGATGGGTAGAAGCTGCAATGGGGGAAGAAGAAGTACAAGCTAAAAAAGATGCTATTGACGCGCAAATTGCTGAAAAGATAAATCCTACGGTAGTAACAAAGCAAATTACCGGATAATTCGTATATTTGAGGATAATCCTTAAAATATAATAAGATGAGTAAATTAGAAGAAAAAGAATTACAAGTATTAAAAGAGCAAGAAGCTAAAAAAGGTGCTATCCTCCACGATTTAGGGGTATTGGATATACAGAAACATTCTTTGCTCTACACATACTCCGTAATTCAGAATCAACAAGAAGAAACTAAGAAGGAACTTGAAGAGAAGTACGGCAAGATAAATGTGGATTTATCAGATGGTTCTTTTACAAAAGTAGAAGACGAAAGTGATAGTGAATGATATTAAAACATACGGACTGAATATAGTAGCATTATACGTTAGTGTATTAGATGGTATCAACCCATATTTACAAGCAGTCTCTTTAGTTTTGGCTATAGTATATACAACAATCCAAATATACCATAAACTTAAATGAGCAATATAGATATCAATGGAGATGGTAAAGCAGATTTTTCTATCTCCCCAATGCAGGTGATTAGTTTTTTAGCAATGTTTGCATCTATTGTAGGGTCTTACTATACACTAAGTGCTAAGATTGAAGCTAATGATACAGCTATAAAGAAACTTAAAGAAAATGAGCAAAAATACACTTGGCCGGCTCAACGTAAATTAGAAGAAGATTTTCAAACTATTAAGTTGGAAATGAGAGATTTTATGAAGGACTTAGAGTGGATACAAAAAGAAAATAACGACAAGAAAAGAAGATGAAAATATTTAAAGCAATAAAATATTGGTTTATAGAACGTGCTGCAAGTGGTACAGCATTTGACTTATTTCTTATTGGTTTAGTAGGGATGTTATCATTAATGTTAATTGGATTATTTGTTCAGTATGTATGAGGCAAAGTACTTTACGGTTGGTGAGTTTGATTCGCCTGATTTACCTAATAGCGGTATCAATATGGATAACGAGTTTCTCAAGTTGCTCGATAAAGCGAGAGATACAGCAGGAATACCGTTCAAGATTACAAGTGGTTACAGAACTGAATCTCATAATTCAAAGGTCGGTGGGGTATCAAACTCCTCCCACCTTAGGGGTTACGCAGCCGATATCGCTTGTACAAGCGGTACAGAAAGATGGATTATCATTGACTCCCTTATCAAAGCAGGATTCAATAGAATTGGAGTTGCAAAAACATTTATCCACGTTGATAACGACCCGGATAAGTCAAGTGCAATATGGACATACTAACACAGTTGGAACAACAATATGTCTGAGATAAAAATTAAGTCTAATGGACTTAGAAACGAACTGAAAGAGATACGCAAAAGTATCGACAAACTAACGGAGGCTATCCTCCAACAAACTAACAAACGCTATGAGAGTAATAGTAATATTGGCTCTTGTACTAACAAGCTGTGCAAGTGCAAAAAAAATCAAGATGGAACAGTATAGAATAGCTACTGAGGATATTTGTAGAGACAATCCTCACGAAGTACTATTGGCTCAATTACTGTACAATGAGATAAAAAATGAGTAAGAAAAAGTTTAAGGATACTAAGGTCGGTCAGTTTCTCCTTGAAAAGATACCTCAAGTAGTTGGAAAGATAGCTGAAGATACTCCGGTAGGAAGTGTTATAGAGGCTATTATAGGGGGTTCTGAGATGAGTGATGCTGACAAGGAAGTAGCTTTAGAAAAACTTAAAATAGAACGCGCTGAGATAGATGGGATAACTCGTAGATGGGTTGCAGACTCCCATAGTCAATCCTGGTTAGCAAGGAACGTTAGACCACTAACATTAGCTGTATTAGTTTTAAGCTATGTTGGGGGATGGTTTATGGGGTTGGATACCTCCGATACATCCGATCTATTGACTTGGGTTCTTTGTGGGTATTTTGGCGCAAGAACTGCTGATAAAATTGGAGTAAACTTTAAGAAGTAATGGCAAAAGGAATTACATTCGTTTATAGAGTTAAAAAGAAAGTAAGTCGTGATACCCACGCAAAGAGTAAAACAAGCAAATTAAAGTCTTCTAAAAACTATAAGAAAACTTATAGAGGTCAAGGGAGATAAGTCTAATCAATTTAATATCGTAATGAGAATGAACATAACTGAGTATGCTCGTAAAATTGCTGAGGATTACCAACAATCAGCCAAACAACGTATTGACAAACTTTTAGAACTAGACTGTAGTAATTATACTAAGTTGGGGTTAGATTCTACTAAGGAGGAAAGAAACGAAGTGAAAGAGTCAAGTAAGTTTATATACTCGGTTATAAAAGATATTGACGAATCTGAAGGAAAATTATTACTAAAAACATTGGATTTGTGAATTTAATAGGTATATTTGTAAATGTGAATTTAATACCCCTCCCTTTGGGAATTTAAGTTTATCTTTGTTTCTTGGAGAAGAGAGCAGTTTTAATTGACTGCTCTTTTTTTGCTCTAAATATTTTGTCAGTTGGAAATAATGACTATATTTGTAATATGAAAACTATAAATGATAAACTGGTCGCTATTCAGGGGAGACTGAAAGCACCAAAGAACCAAAGGAACAGTTTCGGTAATTATAACTATCGAAGTTGTGAGGACATCTTAGAGGCTGTAAAGCCATTACTTAATGAGTACAATCTTACAGTTACTCTTACTGATGAGACTGTACAATTAGGAGAATTGTATTTTATCCAGGCTACTGCTGTTATATCAGATGGTACAACGGCAATTAGTTCTTCAGCCCAAGCTGGTATTAATCCCAATAAAAAGGGTATGGATATCGCACAATCATTTGGAGCAAGTTCATCTTACGCTAGAAAGTATGCGTTAAATGGGTTGTTCTTAATTGACGATACTAAGGATGCTGACGCTACTAATACCCACGACAAGGTAGCTTCTAGTCCGGTAGCTATGGGGAGTGGAGAAGACGATAATAAGTCTTGGCTTCAGAAAAACACCATTCAGTTTGACAATGTTAAAAGAGCAATGAAGGATGGTTATACAATAACTGATGTTAGAAAGAAATATAAAGTGAGCAAAGAAGTTGCTCAATTACTACAATCTTAATTTTAATTTTTATATTATGAGTAATCAAAACAATGATCGTAAATTCGTAGGGCAAGGTGTAAAAGCTAAAGGCTACGACTTAGTAAACATCTCAATTGCAAAAAGTAAGTTAGAGCCTTATTGGTTTGAGTATAATGGGGAACATTATATCAAGCTTACTATTGGAGCAAAGAAAGAAGTTGACCAATACGGTAAATCACATTCAGTATGGATAAATGATTATGTCCCTGCTAATGAGACCAAACAACAGCCCAAGGCAAACAATAATGTTGTAGAAACTGATATGCCGTTTTAATATTCTGTTTGTGTAGATTAGGGGGAGTTTTAAGGCTCCCCTTTTTCAACTTAAATTGTGTTCGATGGAATTAACTTATAACGAGTTTGATTTGTTGACTGAGATAGCTATGGATGCTAATCAGAACGATGGTGTATGTTTACTCACAGATAAGGAGCTTTTATCCTCCATAAATGTGAGTGAGAGAACGTATTACCGGTTATTGAATAGTCTAGAAGATAAAGGGGTTATATCTAGAAATACTCAATCTATTGGTCATTACGGCAAAAAGAGAACGATAAAAGTTTTCTTAGACAAGGAGAGTTATACTGAGTATAGTAAGTATAACACTTAGTATAATATACTTAGTACTATACTTATAGTACTTAGTAAGATATAATAATATAATATATAATATAATATAATATATAATACTTAGTATAATACTACAAATCAAGAAACAAAAAAATGATACAAGAATTTAAACAATTAGGCATAGACTTAAAATCACTAAACCAAGAGGAGCAAAAACTAAAATGTCCAAATTGCCTTAAGGTAGGCAAGACCCACTATAACGATTTATGTTTGGCGGTAAATATTCAGAAGGGAGTTTATTATTGCCATAAGTGTGGGTGGGCAGGTAACGTCAAAACAAAAGAGATGGACAACTTGTACAAGATACCAACTAAGAACAACCTCCAGAAATTAACTAAGGAGGGTAGAGCCTTTTTAAATTCACGAGGTATTACTGATGAGGTGATTGATAAGAATAAGATAGTATCTTCCTCCAATGGGACTATGATAGTATTTCCTTACTTTAAAGATGGAGTGATGGTAAACTATAAAACACGAGGTGTAGATGGCAAGTTCTTTACTCAAGCTAAAGATGCTCAACCTATTATCTATAACTATGATCGAGTAGTAAACAATACAAAATTAGTTATTTGTGAGGGGGAGATGGACTCTTTGTCTTGGGAGGTGGCTGGTATCACTACCCATACTTCTGTTAATATGGGTGCGCCAAACCCCACAGATAAGAATATAGACGGCAAACTTAAGTGTATTGATAACTCTTACGAAGTGTTTGAAACTGCTAAACTAGTATATATAGCAACTGATAACGATGAGAATGGGAGAATACTTCAAAAGGAATTATTAAGACGTATTGGTTCTGAGAAGTGCAAATTAGTCGATTTAAGCCCCTATAAAGATGCTAATGAGGTATTACTCCACGAAGGTAAAGAAAGTCTCTTAGAACGCCTTAAAAACGCTTTAGACCCTAAAGTGGAGGGTGTCTTTACTGTTGGAGATGTATACGAGAGTTTAATGGATGGGTTTCATAATGGTGTTGCAAGAGGTACTACTACTTATGTTGGAGATATTGATGATGCTTGGACTTGGAGGTTGGGAGAGGTTAATGTTTGGACAGGGTATCAGAACGAGGGTAAATCATTATTTCTTAATCAACTCGCAGTAATTAAGTCATCTTACGAGGGATGGAAGTTTGGTATATTCTCCCCGGAGAACTTTCCTATCAATGATTTGATAAATGATTTGGTGGATATGTATATTGGAAAGACTTCTGATCCTTATTACGGTAAATTGCAAATGAGTCTTGATGAGTATAGAGAAGGTCTTAAGTTTGTTCAAGACCATTTCTTTATAATTTATCCTCCAAAGAATTTTACTCTTGGAGCAATATTTGATAAGGCTAAATATCTCGTGAGGAGTAAAGGTATACGAGGCTTAATAATAGACCCATACAATACGATCCAACATAAAATGTTGAGTGGGGAAAGAGAAGACCTTTATATTTCACGTTTTATGAGTAAACTTAAACAATTTGCGGTGGAGAATAATGTATCGCTAAATTTAGTTGCTCATCAAATTACTCCAAGAAAAGATGAAACCGGACGTTATCCTCGCCCGGATGTCAACTATATCAAGGGGGGAAGTGAATTTGCCAATAAGGCTGATAACGTACTTATGGTATGGAGACCAAATAGGGCTATTGACTTTAAAGATAAAAAGGTTATATTTGGTTCACAGAAGATTAAGAAACAAAAACTTGTAGGGATTCCTCAAGAGGTGGGAGATATAGAATTTAACATTTTTGAACAAAGGTATTACTTTAATGGGTCAACACCTTTATCGGAAATAGATGAAAGAAGAAAAGGAAATAATAATGTCTCTACCCCTCTACATAACCAATCGGAGCAACAAGAGGAAGTGGTTGACATTGAATAACTATAGGAATTGGCATTATCAAGTGAGCAATGATATTAAAAGGAGGTTTAAAGCTGATATATCAAGGATGCTGAATTTTAGAATTAATGGTAAGGTTAAAATTGAGTACTTTTACTTTGCTCCGGACAAAAGAACAAGAGACCTTATGAATGTGATAAGTGTTGTAGATAAGTTTTTCCAAGATGCTATGGTGGAATTTGGATGTATAGAGAGTGATGACTTGTCTACTGTTGTGGAGGTGAATTCTTGTTATATGGGGATTGATAAGGCAAATCCTAGACTAGATGTAATAATAACTAAATTGTAAAGATGTATATACAATTATTTCCAATTTATGGGTTTATGGTTGGAGTCAACTATTGGAACACCAAAATGGATATTGAGGATGACGATCTCGAAGAGACCGAACACCTATTTCAGTTAATGATTGGTATAATTGGTATATCATTCCATATCTGGAGATGAGGGTAATTGATATCTTAGCGGATAAGCATTATGATTGGATAGCTATGGCGAAGTCATTTGGAGTAGATGATGACCAGGCTAATGAGCTAGTCCAACAAATGTATGTTAGGATAACTGATTATGTAGATGACCCGGAGAAAATATTATACAACGAAACAGAGGTAAACACCTACTATGTTTATGTTACCTTAAGGAACTTATTTTTATCTACTATTCGCCACAAGACTAAGGTGGTTTATTTATCGGATGGAGATTTGAATATATCAGCTCTACAAATACCGGATGATGTTAAACACGAAGAGAAGATAAAGTTCGAAAAGGTTATGGATAAGGTAGAGGATATTGTGGAGGATTGGTATTGGTACGACAAAAAGATATTCAATATTCATTTTTATGAGGAGATGAGTA